GGAAGAGATCAAAAAGGATGTGCCAACAAGCGCATCCATCTCGCAGGCGATCAGTCTTGCGACGAACATTCTTTCCGGAAGCACCGGTGGCAACATCGTGATCAACACGAACGAGAAAGGCCAGCCGGTAGAAATCCTCTCCATGAACACAGCGGATATCAAAACCGCTACCAAGATCATAAAGATAGATAAAAACGGCATCTCTGTATCCAAAGCCGGGTACAGTGGTGCCTTTACTGTGTTACTGGATATCGATGGAAAGTTCGATGCTGCAGCATTAAAGGGGATCATCGATGCAGCGCTTGTGAAATCCGGGATTCTTTCCGATAAGCTGAGCAATGTGACTTGGAATATGGCGACCGGCGCTTTTACCGGAAAGAATGTGACGTTCACAAAGCTCACAGCAACGGAAATATCAGCGAATTCCGTAAGCGGCGATACAGTCAGCTCCGGTGATGGCTATACCGGAAGCTACCATGTCGATGGAGCTACGATCAGTGTCCGGGCAGGTATCGTCACCGGCAAAACGGATGATGAGGAACCGGCAGCCCCCGGCTTCACCGGAAGCTATCACGTAGACGGGGCTACGGTAACAGTTCAGGATGGGATCATCACGGCAGTGACCGATGATCCGCAGCCTGAACCAGAGCCTGAGCCAGAAACACCGAGTGGTGAGGAAGGAGATAATTCATGATCACAACACAGATAGAACTGGATGTCTCTCCGGGCGGCATCGCTCCGGTGATTCATGTCAGTCAGTATGATACCGGGAGCAGAACGCTCCAGTTTAACCTGATCGCGACAGCGGGAGACCTGATACTCCCAAACAATACGAAAGCAGAGATTCGTGGTACAAAGCCAGATGGAAACGGCTTCTCTTATGAGGCTCTCATAAGCGGAAAAGTTGTGACCGCAGATGTGACCGAGCAGATGAGCGCAGCAGCGGGGAAAGTGGTCTGCGAAATTGTGCTTTATACAGGCACGCCTGCAAGTGAAGCGGCGGAGGCATCTACAGATTTTAAGCAACTGTGTACCGCCAACTTTATCTTGTTCGTGGAGCGAGCTGCGCTGGATAAGGACACCTTAAAATCAGGCTCCGAGATCCGGCAGCTCGTAAACGTGATTGATCGGACGGATGAACTTCTCGCCGCTGCGGCAACAATGGATGAAGCTGAAGAATCCATTCGTCAGATGACCGAAAGCACCCGTTCAGATATGAATCAGCTTGCTGAGCGGGTGGAGACAAACGCGCAGGAGCTGGCAGATCAGTCTGCTGCCTCTGCAAGGTCGGCGGAGCAGTCGGCCCTGGCTGCCTCGCGTACACTGGAGGAAGTGAACGCAAAGGGGGAACAGTTATCCCGCCTTGCTATCAACTCGGATACCATTGCAAAGCAGGCACTCGAGCATGCCACCAATGCAGAAAACGAGTCTGCAGAGACGGCAAATGCGGTCGATAACATCAACCGGGAGCTGGCAAGGCTAAATCTTCTCACGCAGGGGAAGGTTGACGATGCTTACGTGGAGGATGGTTTCCTGTATATGACCTCGGACGGCGATGTAGTCGTTGGTCCGCTGGGACCGTTCTCCGGGACAGGCGGAGGCGGTGGCGGAACTTCCGGAAACAATGCGCATATCACCTTAACCAACAAATCAGGGTTCCTTTCCCGGACAATCGCACAGGGGGATTCCCTACCGGTCACGATTAACTGGACTTCGGAAGAAGATGATATCCCGACTGGAAATGGCACCATGAAGGTGACGGTTGGTGGCGTCGTGAAGGCTATGATCGATGTAAAGCAGGGCGATGTGACGATTGATGTGGCTCCGTATGTGTCTGCCGGGTCCTCTGTGATAAAGATTAATGTAGCGGATATCTACGGAAACAATCGGACATTGAACTTTTCCATCACTGTGGTCGTGCTGACGCTGACCTCCAGCTTTGATGATTCTGCAGCCTATACCGGACCTATCAGTTTCCCGTATATCCCGACCGGTAACATTCAGAAGACGATGCATTTTCTTCTGGATGGAATCGAGATCGGGACTACCATCACCTCTGTTTCCGGAAGACAGCAGTCCTTTGCTATTCCGCAGCAGCGGCACGGTGCGCATACCTTTACTTGCTATTTTGAGGCAGATATCAACGGGCAGAGCGTTCGGTCCAATGAGCTGTATTACGAGATCATCTGTCTGGAAACCTTAAACCTCAATCCGATTGTGACCTGTTCTTTCCACGAGCAGAGCGTGAAACAATACACCACCATTCATATCCGCTACTCAGTATATGATCCGACATCAATGAACGCTGATGTTATGATCAAGCGGAATGGTGCGGTGATTTCTACTCAGACTGTTGGAAGAAGTAAGCAGGACTTCGCTTGCCGGATGGATACGGTCGGAGATTTTACGTTTGAGATCAGTTCCGGAGAGGTGAGCAGGAGCTTTACACTCAACGTTATGGAATCCGATATTCAGATCGAAGCAGAGACAGAAGCACTTGCCCTGTTTCTTACCAGCAGCGGCAGGAGTAATACAGAAGAGAACCGGTCTGAATGGAAATCCGGATCGATCACGGCAGAGCTGACAGATTTCAATTATGCATCGGATGGATGGCAGAAGGATGAGCAGGGCAATACGGTCCTGCGGGTATCCGGTGATGCCAGGGTCCAGATCCCATATCTGCTTTTTGGCACAGACTTTCGTACTGCCGGAAAGACGATCGAGCTGGAGTTTGCTACTCGGACGGTCATGAATTATGATGCGGTGATCCTTTCGTGCATCTCTGGTGGCAGGGGACTTTTCCTTACCGCTCAGAAGGTCCAGATGAATTCCGAACAGTCGGAGATCTCCATGCAGTTCAAAGAGAATGAGCATGTGCGTGTGGCCTTCGTGGTTGAGAAGCGGACAGAGAATAGGCTGGTGTATTGCTATATCAACGGGATCATGTCCGGGGCTATCCAGTACCCGGTGAACGATGACTTTTCGCAGACAGAGCCGGTTGGCATCTCCATCGGCAGCAATGACTGTACGATCGATCTTTATAACATCCGGGTTTATGACAATGACCTGACAAGGTCCCAGGTGCTGGATAACTGGATCGCGGACACACAGGATGTGGAGGAGATGTTATCTCGATACCAGCGCAATCAGGTCTATGACGCCTATGGAAATGTGGTGAAAGAGCAGCTGCCTCATGACCTGCCCTACCTTATTCTGGAATGCAATGAGCTGCCACAGTACAAGGGTGATAAGAAATCGGTGTCTGGGTCCTATACTGATCCGTTACATCCGGAGAAGTGTTTTACTTTCATCGATGCGCAGTTCGATGTACAGGGTACTTCCTCTCAGTACTATGAGCGGAAGAATTATAAGGGCAAATATAGAAACGGTTTTGTGATGGCCAGCGGAGCGACAGCGGATGACTTTAAGCTGCGGGATACTTCCATACCGGTGGCAACTTTCTGCTACAAAGCGGATGTGGCGTCTTCGGAAGGAGCAAACAACGTGGAACTTGTTCGGCTTTACGATATGGCGTGTCCGTATAAGACACCCGCGCAGCGAGAAGACGAGCGCGTGAGGCAGGGCATCGACGGATTCCCGATCGTCATTTTCTGGCATAACACAGCCAGCGACGAGATGCTCTTCATGGGCAAATATAACTGGAACAATGATAAGTCCACCGAGGAGACCTTCGGGTTCCAGGATGACGACGAATCGTGGGAAGTTCTGAATAATACTTCCGACCGTGTTCTTTATAAGAGCGCGGATTACTCTGGGGATGTTTGGACAGGCGACTTTGAGGCACGTTTCCCGGATACTGATCCGGCCTATTCAGATGTAACCCAGCTTCGGGAATTTGCTGAGTGGATCGTAGAAACGGATACTGAGAAAGCGACCGGAGCAGCACTTGAGGAACCGGTAACGATTGGGGATGCCACTTACGAGTTCGACACGTCAGAGTACAGGCTGGCCAAGTTTAAGGCTGAAGCAGGGAACTATATGGAGCTGCAGTCAGCCATGTTCTATTATCTTTTTACCGAGCTCTTCCTCATGGTGGACTCGCGGGCAAAGAACATGTTCCCGTCATTCATGGGAGGTGAAGCGACAGTATGAGAAAGAAGATCGTATTTCTGCCGTATGATATGGATACGGCGATTGGGATCAACAACGAGGGCGCTTTGGTGTTCTCT